GGCTGACGGTGGCTACATCGCTCGTCAATGCTGACCGATGGGTGGAGTTGACCAACATCGGTATCGAGCTGGTTACGGCGCACCATCTGGCTCTGTCGGTACGCGACCAGACTGCTGCAGCAGTTGGCGGTGTGCCAGGCACGATGACCGGCCCGACGTCTGCGAAGGCTGTCGACAAGGTCAGTACGAGCTACGACACAGGCGCTGCGGCGTTAGATGGCGCAGGATTTTGGGCGCTCTCGTCGTACGGAATTCGGTATTTAAGCCTCGCCCGCATGATGGGGGCGGGCGGTTTGCAGATCAATTGCTGAGGCTCGCATGGCCGTCAAGATCACCGTCGACAAGATGGCAGACATCATCAAGGCGATCAGTGAGCTGGGGGCAAAGGATGTGCTGGTCGGGATACCCGATAGTGCTCCAGAGCGAGAAGATGGGCCCATCAGCAACGCGCAGATTGGTTACATCCAGGAAACTGGGTCGCCCGCCAACAATCTCCCTGCCCGTCCTTTTCTGGTGCCTGGCGTAGCGGAGGTGCAGGGAAAATGTGCGGAGCGGCTGAAGAAAGGCGCAACTGCAGCTCTGAGCGGCAATCTGAGCGGCGCCGAATCTTCTCTGAATGCGGCTGGCTTGACCGCGCAGAATAGTGTTAAGGCCAAGATCAATAGCAATATCGCGCCGGAACTATCGCCCGAGACGATCCGAAATCGCAACAAGAGCCGCAAGACAAAGAGCCTGCGTAAGAGCGAGAAGGATTACCTAAAGGCACTCGATAGCGGCACATCTGCGGCAGATGCGCAATCGGCGGCCGGCATCGTTTCGCTCATAAATACCGGCCAGCTTCGCAATTCGATTACTTTCGTGGTGCGCAAGAAGTAACCCTGCTTCACCAAACAGTCAAAGCCTCGGTCCAGCCGGGGCATTTTCATTTCTGGATGAGCAATGCCCCTCCTTGACGTATCGGAAATTCTCATCGACCCCGATTTCGTCGATAGCCTTGTCTGCGCGCGGCAAACGCAGACCGTGGATGACAACGGCATCGCGACGGATTCTGCAGTTTCAACGCCCTTCTATGGTGTTGTGACAAACAATACGGGCGATCTGCTGATGCGCCTTGCCGAGGGCTCGCGCATTCAAGGCTCTATCACAGTGCATAGCCGATTCATTCTGCAGGCTGGCGACGATGGGCAGGATGCAGACATCGTGACGTGGAACGGTCGCAATTACACCGTGACAAATGTCAGCGACTGGTCCCGTTTTGGGATCGGCTTTACTGCGGCTAACTGCGAACTGATTCCGCTGTCGGGTGGCTCGAATGGCTAATGACAGTTCAACGGGCGGCTACCTCTCGCCAGCAGTCGCCTCGCCACCGCATGAGGATGATGCGCTCACCGCGATCTTTCAGCAGATGATCGTTGGCATCACCGGCTTGCCAGGCAGCATGGTTCGCCCTCGTTGGCAGCCGACTGTTCCGAAGCAGCCAGAGCCGACCGTCAACTGGTGTGCGCTCGGAATCACCGTCCAGGCGCTCGACGATGGCCCCACGATCATCCACAACGGTGCCGGAAACGGTTCGGACACGTATATCCGGCACGAACAGATTGATGTGCTGGCATCATTCTACGGCCCTAACGCAATGCAGTATGCCCAGCAACTCGCCGATGGTCTGGCTATTCCGCAGAACCTCGAGCAACTGAAGGCGCAGGACATGAACAGCGTCGATACCGGAGAAATCCGGGCGGCGCCGGATCTGGTCAATGAGCAGTGGATCAGGCGATACGACATGCAACTGACCTTCCGCCGCAAGATCACGCGCAGTTACGCGGTGCTCAATATCCTGTCTGCACAAGGCACGATTCAGACGCCGACCGTCACGACGCCGATAGCCACCCCGTAACCCAGTTTCACCTCTTCGACAGGCCCGCCACTGAGCGGGCTTTTTTCATTTCTGGAGCGCCCACATGGCGAACACCCTGCCGGTCTCGCGGCTCATTAACGTCACGATCAACATGTCGCCGCAGGCGGCGCAAGGTGCGAACCTGAACACGGGCCTCATCATCGGCGCGTCGACGGTCATCGACACTGGCGAGCGCTTCCGCTCGTATGCTTCGGCTGCGGCTGTCGGAACCGACTTCGGTCTGACGGCGCCCGAATATCAGGCGGCGAATCTGTACTTTCAGCAGGTTCCGCAGCCATCGACGTTGCTCATTGGTCGCTGGGCCAAGACTGCCACGGCCGCAAAGCTCAAGGGCGGATTCACATCGGCTGCAGCTCAAGCGATGTCGGCGTGGACGGTAGTGTCCAACGGCGGTTTCACGGTGACGATCGACGGCACGATCAAGAACGTCACGGCGCTGGACTTCACGGCGCAGACGAATCTGAATGGTGTCGCCTCGGTGATCTCGACCGCACTCGGCGCTGCTGGTTCGTGCGTGTGGAACGCAAACTACAGCCGGTTCGAAATCACGAGCGCATCGACGGGCGCCGGTACGGCTGCATCGGGCACGATCACCCTCTCAGGCGTGCCCGCAGCAAACGATACGGTCACGGTCGGCGGCACTGCGATTACTTTTGTCGCTGCCAATCCGACCGGCAATCAGGTATTGATCGGCGGCACCGCAGCGCAAACCGCAGCCAACCTGCAAGCTTTCCTGCAAGCCTCGGCTGATGTGAACATCAGCAAGTGCTCGTACTCGACGAATCTCGCAGTCACGACCGCCACGTACAAGACGGTAGGCACGGCGGGCAACGCTTTCACGCTCGCGAAAGTGTCGACCAACATCGCTGTTTCGGCTGCAACCCTGACTGGTGGTCTGAACGCCTCGACGATCACGTATGCGACGTCACCCGCAAGCGGTCAGGACGTTTCGGCGCAGCTTGGTCTGGTGACGGGCGTCGCTTCTGTCCCCGCAAATGGCGTCAACGCAGAACAGCCGGTCGACGCGGTCTCGGCAATGATCGGCTACGCCGGCACGCAGTTCCTTGGCGTCGCGTTCGCAGACACGACGATCACGAACGTCCAGCATCTGGCCGTGGCCGCGTTCATCGAAGCCGATCAGAAGCATCTGTACGGTGCGACGTCGCAGGAGCCGGCCGCAGTCGATCCGACGCAAACTAGCGACCTCGGCTACCAGATGGCGCAACTCGGCTACAAGTACAGCATCGTGCAGTACTCCAGCACGAGCCCGTACGCCGTAGCATCGCTGTTTGGTCGCCTGTTGACCGTCAACTTCAACGGCAACCGGACGACGATCACGTTGATGTACAAGACGGAGCCAGGCATCGTCGCCGAGTCGCTGAACACGTCGCAGGCGAACGCCTTGGACGCGAAGCGCTACAACTACTTCGTCAACTACGACAACTCGACGGCGATTATCCAGACAGGTGTCACGCCGAGCGGCATTTTCATCGATTCGATTTACAACGCGATCTGGTTCCGCAATCGCCTGCAGACTGACCTGTACAACGCGCTTTGCCTGAGCCCGACAAAGATCCCGCAGACGGACGCTGGCAACCAGCAATTGGCCGCGGTGATGGAAAAGGCTGGCGACGCCGCGCTGAACAACGGTTATGCGGGTCCGGGTGTGTGGACGAGTGCCGGATTCGGCGCGCTCAATCAGGGCGACACGCTGTCGAAGGGCTACTACGTGTACACCCCGCCCATCTCGTCGCAGTCGACGTCTGATCGTCAGGCTCGCAAATCCGTCCCGTTCCAGATGGCACTGCTTGAGGCTGGTGCGATCCACAGCGTGCAGCTTGCCGTCAACGTCACCCGGTAAAGGTAGAACATGGCTTCCTATTCGTTTAAGGATGTAACCGCGACGCTGGTCGGTCCCACCGGCGTTTTCTCGTTGGGCTACGGCTCGGCGAACTCCGAAGAAGGTATCGACATCGCCGCCGCTGGCGACAAGAACACGATGACGATCGGTGCTGACGGCGAGGGCATGCATAGCCTTCACGCCGACAAGTCTGGTCAGGTAACCGTGCGCCTGCTCAAGACAAGCCCGATGAACCAGAAACTGATGGCGACTTACGAAGCTCAGTCCCTCAGTTCGTCGCTCTGGGGGCAAAACATCATCACCGTCGCAAACACCGCCTCCGCCGACCTTCATGTGGCGCGTCAATGCGCTTTCAAAAAGAAGCCGGACATGAAGTATGCGAAAGACGGCGACGTCGTCACCTGGGTCTTCGACGCAGTGAAGATCGACTCGGCGCTCGGCACCTACTAGCCCTCATAGCGTCGCCTAGGATGATCACCGAAAAGCGCTAGTCCAGCGCCTGGCGACGCTCCCTCACTGGACCCTCTCAAAGGACACGAGATGTCACTCGAATTTGAAATCTCCGGCCAGCGGTATCGGGCCGAAAAGCTGGATGCGTTTAAGCAACTCCACGTCTCTCGCAAGATCGCTCCGATCGTTCCGAAACTCCTGCCGATGTTCCTGAAATTCGCGGAAAGCGGCGACGCGATGAAGGCTGATCTTACGGGGATGGCGCAAGCATTCGAACCGCTCGCGCAGGCGCTTGCCGACATGCCGGACGCTGACTGTGAGTATGTCTTCAATGCCTGCCTAGGTGTCGTGGCACGCAATCAACAAGGGAACTGGGCGTCCTTGTGGAATCAAAACGCCAAGTCTCTGATGTTTGACGACATCGACCTTGGATCCATGACGCAGATCACCGCGAAAGTCATCTGGGATAGCCTCGGCCCTTTTATCTCCGGCCTGCTCGCGAACAAGGCAGCGGGCCAGACACCGGCATAGCGTGGGCGCACATGGCTGACGGGCTTGACTGGCTAATGCGCCCAGTGGTCAGGCGCATGTGCCTATACGAAAGCCTGAAGAACGGCTCAATTGATCTTGCCGACATCGCGGTAATGAACGAAGCACTCGACGTGCTCGCCGAAAACCAGCAGATCGCCCAACGCATAGCAGAGAGTCAGAATGGCCGGTAACGTCGATACGATCAAGGAGTTCATGGTCAAGCTGGGTTTCCAGGTTGACGGCTCCGGTCAAAAGAAGTTCGTCGACGGCGTTGTCGGGGCCTCTCTGAAGGTCGCGGAACTCGGCGTGGCAGTGAAGACGGCCTCGGCTGCAGTGGTGGCGAGTGTCACGGTCATCGCGTCGCAGATGGAGTCGTTGTATTTCGCATCCCAGCGTACCGGTGCAGCAGTTGCGAACATTCAGGCGCTTGGGTTTGCCGCGGCACAGATGGGATCGACGGCCGATGCAGCCAAGGGATCACTCGAAAACCTCGCGCGCTTCATGCGCAATAGTCCTGGCGCATCGGGGCTGATTCAAAGTCTCGGCGTCCAGACGCAAGGTGCTAATGGGCAACTCCGCGACACGACCGACATCCTCAAGGATCTTGGCAAGCAGTTTGCCAACATGCCGTATTACCGGGCGAATGCGTACGCGCAGGCTCTGGGAATCGACGAGAAGACCCTGATGGCTTTGCGCCAGGGGGTAGGACAGTTCGGCGACGACTACAAGGACATGCTGGCGAAAGCTGGCCTGGACTCGCAGCAGGCAGCGGAGTCATCGCATGCATTCATGAACCAGGTGCGCAGTCTTGGCGCCGCGTTCGTGATTCTCAGCCAGAAGGTTGGAACATCTCTGGCCGGTAAGATGTCGGGAGACATCAAGCGGTTCCGGGAGGGCCTGGTCGACAACTTCGGGCGAATCTCCAGCATCATCGAGCGGGTTGTCGGTGTTGTCCTAAAGATGGCCGATGTCGTCAGCAGCCTTGCGCTTCGCGGCATGCAGGCAATCGGCGCGCTTATCGACTGGTTTGACGGTCTGGACAGCGGCACGAAGACACTGATCGAGTCGGTGGCTGCGCTGTACGCCGGGTGGCGATTGCTCAATATGGGCTTCCTCGCCTCGCCGATCGGGATCATCGTTGCGTTCGGCACTGCGATTCTCGCGCTGTACGACGATTACAAGGTATGGAAGGAAGGCGGCAAGAGCCTGATTGACTGGGGCAAGTGGGAGCCGCAGATCCAGGCCGCCGTCGCGGGTCTGAAAGACCTTGGCGCGGAGTTGAGCACACTCGCTCATGTCCTGCTGAACATCTTCGGCCCAGCCCTGACGGCGATCGGCGACATCCTGCTTGGCGCAATCAAGGCTGGGTTCGGCAACCTGCTGGACATGGTGACGCTCATCACTGATGTGCTGACCGGGAAATGGGATCAGGCCGGACAGAAGGCAAAGGACATCATGGCGCGGACGGCCTCGTTCGCCAAAGACGCCTTCGCCTCTGCTCTAGCGGGCGTGCGCGGCACCGTAGATGCGGCTCAGGCATCGATGAATAGCGGAGGGGCATCCGCCCCTTCTGCATCATCCCCTTCTGCGTCAATTGCAAACCCAGCCGATCCCCGCGGCATCCGCAACAACAACCCCGGCAATCTGAACTATGTCGGGCAAGCGGGGGCAACGAAGGAAGGCGGCCCTAACGGTCGGTTCGCAGTTTTCCGCAGTGCGGAAGACGGCTTACGCGCACTCGCCGACCAGTTGCGTCGGTACGGCACCCGCGGCATCAATTCCGTGCGGGCGATCATTTCCAAGTTCGCTCCGGCCAGCGAGAACAACACGCAGGCTTACATCGGCTCCGTGTCCAAGGGCCTCGGAATCGGTGCGGACTCGGCTTTGGATCTGAACGATCCGCGGGTCTTGCAAAGTCTGATGGGTGCAATCATCAAGGTCGAGAACGGCAAGAACCCGTATAGCGCAGAGCAAATTGCAGCGGCTTCGGGCGCTCGCGCGGCTGGAGCGCCGGGTAATGCGCCGATCTCTGTCAGCCAGACGACGACGATCCATGTCGATGGAACGGGCGATCCGCACGCGACGGCTCAGGCGGTCGCGCAGGCCCAGGGCGGAGTCAATCAGCGCCTTGTGCGCAACATGCAACCGAAAGCGCAATGAGCAACTTCCTGCAAACCGGCATTGGCATCGCAGCATCAATCGGCGGTGAGCTGGTCAGCGCCTTCTTCAGTCCGAAGCGCTCGATCAATTCATCGCTCGGTTCGTTTTCGCTGTATGTCATGATCGAGGAGCGGCATCACGACGAGCTCGTGATCACCGATCACCCGGTCGAACAGGGTGCCGCAATCTCGGACCATGCATACAAGAAGCCGTCTGAACTGACGATGACGATTGGCTGGACGAACAGCAGTCTCGCCTCAATCGGGACGCTCCAGTTCGGCAACTACTCGCGCAGCACGTATCAGGATCTTCTGGCGCTTCAGAAGCAGCGCATCCCGTTTGACATCTCGACCGGGAAGCGCAAGTACTCGAACATGCTGATCCAGTCGTTGGACACGACGACCGATGCGAAGACGGAAAACTCGCTGATCGTGACGCTGCATTGCCGCGAGGTGATCATCGTCCAGACGACGACCACGCAACTCCAGCCGGCGGCGAACATGACTAGCCCGCAGAAGACTGCGGCAACGTCAAACACCGGCACGAAGCAACCGCAGGCTACAACGACTAGCATCCTTTACAGGCTTGCGCACTGATGTCCTCGACATTCGAAATCCCACTGACACCGGCGCCTCAGACGTTTCTGATCTCGCTCGTCGGCACTCAGTACACGTTCACGCTGCAATGGCGCGACACGACGAACGGAGGGTGGATATTGGATATTGCGGACTCGTCAGGCAAGCCGATCGTTAGCGGGATTCCGCTGGTTACCGGCGTTAATCTGCTCGCACAATATGCCTACCTCGGCCTGAATTTTGAACTCTGGGTGCAGACGGACGCCGCCGATGCTCCGCCGACCTACACGAACCTCGGCATCACGTCGCATCTTTATGCGGTGACGAATTAGTAGTCCCGAAGCCCCCGCCGGGTGCGCGCGATCCGCATGCATGCCGCCCAGGCGTGGAAGTCATTGGAGTAGTTAAAGCCGCTCTCAGCCTTGCAGACGTCCCACATCTGTTCGCTGACGGTATCGTCGAATTGCAAATCGTCGACCTCCTTAACGTCTCGAAGCATCCCCTTCATGCAAGCCTTCTCAAGAGACGGCTTGCCCTCACCTGCCGCGAAGTCAGCGCAGCGCTGCTTCCATGACTTCATGATTGCGTGAAGCTCCGCGTCCGACATGTTTTTTTCGGCATGCGCTGCAGTCGGGATTGAAAAGGCGATCAGGATCGCGGCAATAAGGCGTGTTTTCATTTTTACTCCATGTAAGTGGCAATCATGACCCAGCAATGGATACGTCGAGTTTCGCTCATTGTGGGCAACGCAAGCGGTCAAGGTTTGGATCTGTCGGAACTCCATATTCGCTTCACGATCTGGAGCGCGACGACCCAGAGCCCAAAGCACACGACGATCCGCGTCTATAACGTGGCCGATGCCACGGCCAAGCGCCTGCAGCAGGAATTCCAGCAAGTCTTCCTGCAAGCGGGCTACGGCGACAACTTCGGGCTGATCTTCGGGGGCGCAATCAAGCAGATCCGCAAGGGCCGCGAGAACGCCACCGATACGTTCGTCGACATCATCGCGGCAGACGGGGATGAGGCTTATAACTGGTCAGTCGTGAATACGACGCTGGCGGCCGGCTGGAGCCAGACGGACTATCACAACGCCCTCGTTCAGTCGATGGCGCAGTATGGTGTCACCGCAGGATATGCGCCGACATTCTCGGGTGCGAAGCTCCCCCGCGGCAAGGTCTGCTACGGCATGACGAAGGACTACATGCGGCAGTTTGCTGGCGCAGCGGGCACGCAGTGGACGATTCGAGACGGCCAGCTTCACATGGTGCCGGTTACTGGCTACCTACCGAATCAGTCGATCGTGCTCACCTCGGACACCGGCGTGGTCGGCGTCCCGACACAAACAGTGGACGGGATTCTCGTCAAGTGCCTGCTTAACCCGAACATCATTCCCGGCAGCCGAATCCAGATCAACAACGCCAGCATCCAGCAGGCGGCGCTAAGCGTCGACTACGCGGCAACGAACTACTTCCCGAGTCTCGATGACGACGGGTTTTATAAGGTCTACGCGATGAGCCAGACGGGCGACACACGCGGGCCTGCCTTCTACACCGACATGATCTGCGCTGGCGTCAATGGCACGGCGCCGCTGACGTCGACTTACACGAATGCGGTGATAAATGGATCCTCGTGAACGGTACGACGACCCGGAAGAGGCGCTGCGCGTCGCGATGGATGGTCTCAAGTCGGGCCTATGGACCTCCATGCCGGGAATCGTCCAATCATTCAGCGCGAGCGCAATGACGGCAACGGTTCAGATTGCGATAAAGGGCGTGGTCCACACGCCGGACGGCAAAGCACAGTTCGTCAACATGCCGCTACTGGTGGATGTGCCGGTGCACTTCCCTCGCGGCGGCGGCTGCACGCTGACTTTCCCGGTCGCGAAGGGCGATGAATGCCTGGTGGTATTCGCGGCCCGATGCATTGATGGCTGGTACCAGTCGGGAGGGGTGCAAATCCCGATGGAGCCAAGAATCCATGATTTAAGCGATGGATTTGCGTTTGTCGGCTTCTTCTCGCAGGCAACCAAGATAAGCGGCATCAGTACTGCCAGTACGCAGCTTCGCAGCAACGACGGTGCAACGTTCATCGACCTGAACCCTACCACGCAAAAGGTCACCATCACGGCTCCAGGTGGCTTCTACGTGAACGCTCCGCAGTCTGGCTTTAGTGGATCCGTCGTCATTCAGGGCTTGCTTTCTTGGTTGAACGGAATGACGGGCAGCACAGTGAGCGGCGTCGCCGCCGCGATCTCAGGCGTCATCAACTTCGTCGGCTCGGTCACATCGAACGGGAAGGCGATCGACAGCACCCATACGCACCATGAAAACGGTGCTGGCAGCAACACCAACCCGCCTAACTGACCATGCGCTATCGAAAGCAGGATGCGAACGGTGACTACGTATGGGGGCATCAGCAGAACGATTTCTGGCTAAACACCCCCGATGGAGTTGCACAGGCGGTAAAGACGCGCCTCCTTCTGTTCGTAGGCGAGTGGTTCCTTGACGTCACAGACGGCACGCCTTGGACCACGAAAGTCCTTGATAAGTACACGAAGGATCAGTACGACGACGCGATTCAGGATCGCATCCTCGGCACTCCGGGCGTCGTGCAGATCACGTCCTATTCCAGTTCGGTCAACACGTCGACGCGCGTCCTGACCGTCACGGCCTCGATTAACACGCAGTACGGATCAACGACACTCTCGACCACAATATGACCATCACTTCCGTTGCGCCGGTCATCAGTGCGACCGGGATCGGTGCGCCTGCCTTCAGCGATGTTCTGGCATACGTCATCGCAAAGTATCAGGGGATCTATGGCACGGATATATATCTCGGCAACGATTCGCAAGACCTGCAGTTCCTTTCTGCTGGCATTGCGACACCGATCAACGACCTGAACGCCGCCATCATCGCTGCGTACAACGCCTATTCGCCAGCAACTGGTCAGGGCGCAAATCTGTCGAGTACGGTCAAGATCAACGGCCTAACGCGTAACGTCCCGACCAACTCAACGGTCGATCAGATCATCGGCGGCGTCGTTGGAACAGTCATCACGAACGGCGTGACGCAGGACGCAAACGGCAACAAGTGGAACCTTCCGGCATCGGTCACGATCCCCCCGAGCGGGACTATCACGGTCACGGCGACGTGTCAGACGGCCGGCGCGATTCAGGCTGGCATCGGCACCGTCAACCAGATCGCCACGCCTACGCTTGGCTGGCAGACGGTCACGAACGCAAGCTCGGCAAATGCTGGCGCTCCCGTCGAAACGGATTCGCAGCTCAAAGCTCGGCAGGCAGTCTCGACCGCCCTTCCGTCCCGCACGGTGCTCGAAGGTACGGTCGGTGCAGTCTGGGCTGTTACCGGCGTCACTCGCGTCACTCCGTACGAGAACGACACGAGCACCACCGATGCTAACGGCATTCCGGGCAACAAGATTTATCTGGTTGTCGAAGGCGGCGACTCTACGGCCATTGCTAACGCGATTGCTGCGAAGAAGACGCCCGGCACAGGAACATTCGGCACAACGACGGTCACAGTCACGGATGCGTACGGAATCGCTCATGCGATCAACTTCTACCGCCCAACGTACGATGCGATTACCTGCGCGATCACGCTGAGGGCATTAACCGGCTACACGTCGTCAATCGGCGCGGCGATCCAGGCGGCTGTCGCTGCGTACATCAATTCGGTCGCAATCGGCGGCGCTCCGGGCGGCACGGTCGAATGGGATTCGGCGCTGTCTGCTGCCAAGAGCGTGGCGGGCAGCAACACGTTCCGCATCACGTCTTTTACGCTGAGCGGGCCGGGCGGCGCCGGCACTCCTGATGTGCCACTGGCGTTCAATCATGCTGGGCAGATGCTCTCGGCCTCGTCTGGCGTAACGATCACGGTGACCTGATGGCGAGCGCTTCCGATTACACCTCGCTCATCACGTCAGAGCACAGTTCGAAACCCCGTTTTTCGGCCATGGTCGCCGCGGTCGCTCAGTGCTTCGTCGACCAGATCAACGTAATGCAGTCGATCCCGGCTGCGTTCGATCTTGACACTGCAGTCGGCGTGCAACTCGACGCGGTTGGATTGTGGGCTGGCATCACACGTCAGCTCAAGCTTCCGCTGAATGTCTACTTCTCGCTGGACACCGCCAATCTCGGTTTCGATCAGGGATCATGGCAAGGCCCGTTCGATCCGTCTGCCGGACTCGTATCGCTTGACGATGCGACGTTCCGCACACTGATCCGAGCGAAGATAGCAGCGAACTCGTGGGACGGAACGATACCGGGTGCGGCGGCGGCATATGCGAATCTGTTCAATGGTTCTGGAAGCTACATCTTCATCCAGGACAACATGGATATGAGCATGACGGTCGGCGTCTCTGGAGCAATCCCGAGCGCCGTCCTGCGAGCGCTGATTTCTGGCGGATACCTGCACCTGAAGCCAGAGGGTGTGCGCATCAATTACTACTTCGTCGCCTCGGTCAACAACACGCCCCTCTTCGGGTTCGACGTCGAAAATTCCTACATTTCCGGCTTCGACGTCGGTTCCTGGGCTGTAGCAGCCTAAAACCACCCCCTCGCATAAATCTAGCCGCCTTCTGGCGGCTTTCTGTTTTCCGGAGCCTGAATGGCAACGAACGATTTCCTCCCGTTTGCAAACGGCGGCGGCGCTAACGTGTTGACGCAAGCGCAGTACGCAGCACTCACCACGCTCCTGTCGGGCGGCTACCAATCCGGCGTCGCCAACTCGGCTCAAATGAACAAGACGTTGCGCCAGAGCTCGATCATGGCCGCCGTGCTTGGACAGTTCATTGCGAACCAAAGCGGTCAAAACGCAGTCGATGATGGCACGACCGCGACGTTGCTGGCGAATTTGAGTGCGGCTGTCGGTGTCGCTGCTCGCCAAAATCCGGTATTGACCGACACTGGCGCCGCCAATGCCTACGCTGTCGCCAATCTCTCTGCGTTCACTGCGTACCCGACCGTCTCGGGCCTGACGATCGACGTCAGCATTGCGAATGCGAACACGGGGGCCTCGACGCTTAATGTCGATGGACTTGGCGCCAAGCCAATTCTCGGCCTTGGACTGCAACCCCTCCAAGGCGGGGAACTGATCGTCAAAGGAGTGGCCAGTCTGCTGTATGTCGTGGCATCGACCGTCAATGGCGGCAACGGCGCTTGGATCTTGATGGAATGCACGGGCGCCGCCATTCAAGTCGCCCCCGGCACACAAAGCAATCACGCAGTCAACCTCGGACAGTTCACATCAAGCCAAAGCTCCAACGGCTACACGAAGTTGCCGAATGGGCTGATCATTCAATGGATGATCGGTGTCACTAATTCGAGTGGTCTGGTGTCGCAGGCATGGCCGATCGCATTCCCGAATAACCTGTTCGTCGCCGTTGCGAATTATCTTGACGGTGGGACAGCGACCGCCGCTAACATCGGCAATATCTCCAGCAATTCGAACGCCACGACTTGCGCAGTCAATGTGGGAACTGCGGCGGGCGCCCCTGTTACGTCAGCCAACGTCAGAGTCATCGCGATCGGGAATTAATATGAGCCAGAAATACGCAGCATACAATTCCACGGGCACTATCGTCGCGTTCTACGACAGCGTTGATAGTCCCGCTCCTGTCGGGGCGTCGACGATCGAGATCACTGACGATCAGTGGCTTGAATGCCTCGCCACTCAGGGCTACACCGTGTCGAATGGCACGCTCGCCGCGCCGGCTGAGCCAACTGCAGCGGACCTGCTCGCAATGACGCAGGCTGCGAAGATCGCTGAGGTGTATTCAGCCTATCAGGCTGCCGTGCAGGTGTCGGTCGAATATACGACTGTGGCGGGTGTCGGCAAGACGTATCAGGCCGACTCCGCAAGCCAGAACACTTTACTGATCGCAACGACCGGATACAACCTGGCTGGCGCGACGCCGACGGGTTTCTACTGGGTGGCAGAAGACAACACGCAAGTGCCATTTACGCTCGATGACCTAAAGGGCTTGTATGGCGTAATGCTCACGCAAGGCAATGCTGCGTTCAACAAACTCCAAGCGCTCAAGGCCAGCGTTCGATCTGCCACATCCGTATCCGTAGCGGCAGCGGTTGCATGGTAGGGCAACTCGGCACAACTCGGCCGTGAGTGGTCTTACCCTTCAACTGGCGTCATGTGGACTGCCCGAGCGCCATGCAGTGATCGGGCAGCCCACAAGTGCTATGCCGGGTTCTCGATGAATAGCGGCCGCGCTGTCCTGCGAACTAGACGGCGCGCCCCTCTGCGCGACCGCAGAGTTCGTAATGGTGGGCGCCAGAAACGAACTGGCCGGTAGCGACTGCGCTGGCGACGTCGGGATATTTGGCCAGATACGCCTGCTCAAACTCGGCGCGCTTGAATGCCGATTCCGGAACCTCCTGGATGGGCCGGTCAATCCAGTAACCGCATGACTTCGTTTTCAGTTTGGAGTCGAGCGTCCTAGCGTCTGCTTCCGAGAAGTAATGAAAGACTAGCGACTTTCGCGTGCGGGTCGGGTCAGCAATAGGGCCGCCGCCGTGCAGAAGGTTGGCGTGCCAGATCAGTACGTCGCCCTTCCTGGCGAAAAATGTCGTCTTTTCGAGGCCATGGCTCTCAACCTGCCTATCCATGTAGGAATGCCACTGCGGCATTTCTTCGGGTACAAAGTGGCGGCTTCCATTGCTGAAGATCATTTGTTCGATTTTGTGGCTACCGGGGTAGTATTCGAGTTGCCCCGCATCCACATGTGCGTCCTCAAGCGCCACCCAGATAGCAATCAGGTGGTCATTGGTCTTTGGCGTCATGTAGATCGCATCCACGTGTGCGGGCTGCTGGCTCCCCTGCTCAAAATACAGGCTATTGCAAAGCGCGGGCGCGTTCCCCAGCAAGTCCTTCAGAACTGCTGCGATGCGCTCCGACAGCGCCAGTTCGCGAACATTCTCCATGTCCAGATAAAGATCGTTGATCTTCATCCGACGACTCTCGATCTCGCGCTCAGAGAGAAGGCCAAGCAGGCTGCGCTCGCCAGTGTCCAGAAGATCGACCGTCACGTTCAGGGGCCGATTGAGCTTGCGCCTGGCAATCGATTCAACTACCTCGTCGATCTCGGAAGCTGAGTAGAACGATGGCAGGATGGCAAATCCCTGCTCGTCAAAGTTTTTTTTGATATTGGTCATAACAGTGTCTTTCGGTAGCGCGCGTGGCCTCCTGCGTGCGGTTGGCATGATGCGCGCTGCATTATAGTTGGACTACGGAGATTGTCGGATTGTACTAGAAGCAAATATCGGCTCCGGCCCGTTTGCCGTCAGCGCTTAGTGGCGTGAATCACTGTGGCGCTCGCCAACTCCATGTTCTTCTCTTTCGAGAGAGTCCTGACAAACTTCCTGTCGAGAAACGTGGCTGGAGCAGCCATCAAATCAGCTACCGTCATCGAGCGAAATTCAAACAACGCATCGCCATCAAGACCATCCGCCCAACTATTCAGCATCCATGACAGCGACCAGATGGGCAGCACTGAGTCTGGTACTTCATGTCGGTGAATTGATACATGCGGATCGAACAGGTTGCGAATGCCCTGCTCGCTCATGTTGTAGTAGTGATGCGGGTAGCCGTGCATGGGCTGAAGGAAAGGTACGCAGCACATCAGGTCTCCGCCCGGCTTCAGGATGCGGATGATTTCCTGTGCGCATTTGAACGGATCCTTGACATGCTCGAGCACGGCGCTTGAGATAACTGCATCGAAACTGCCATCCTTGAAAGGCAATACTTCACCGACGCCTCGCACATCGGTACTGGGATAGGCGGCGACCTCGAAGTTGATCACGTTTTCATAGATGGTCGGACGACTGCCTGCGCCGCAGTCCAAAACCAGTCCGTGCCGATGTTTCTCAATCAGAGCCAGGACGTCGCCGTCGTAGCCATTGCTGCTAACGTTTTTTGTGTCGATGATATTGAACTGACTGCGTAATTCGTCAGTTAGGAAATCGAAAATATGACCATCTTCTCGATATGGCGCATCACCGAGAAGATTCCGGATTTTCTCTTTCCGGTTCCCTTTTTCTAACTCTGCAATTGAGCGCGTCTGACGCCGATGACTTTCATTCTTGCCGAACATCATGTAATGCATACGGCCTGACTTGAAGCCGCCACCACGCACAGCGTCCGCTATATCGGCATTGGCATCCAGATAGGCGGCCTCACAGTATGTGAGCGGAGAGATTTGTTCTACATCGTTGGCGTCAGTCATGGATCAATTGATTATTGGATAGCTGATTGTAAGTTCGCCCAGGTCAGGTCCAGAGCATACTAGCAGAGACCGGACTTGAGGGCCTATGATTACCACCTATAACCTACGGTCACCATATGCGCCGCCCTGAATCCAAGGGGCACATTGCTATTGCTGACGTTGTTCAAAGGGCGGCTGATCGGGCTGCACATGCGTTGCGCTCGGCCTAACCTTGCCGTTCTCATTGGCGCAATTCGTAAGGTAATCCCATGCCGCCTTTGCCGCCGAATATGCTGATTGATTAGCTTTCAGGTTCTTATCGGCCCATTCTTCGAAGCTCATTTTCACCCCCATTAACGTGGCGCGCTGCCATGCATTGAGAATGATAGCCGACGCGATCACCATGTATAGTTCAGCGACAGCATGAATTCGCCCTTTATGCCGGCTGGCACGTCGGAGCTATCCGCCTTGTAAGCGACAGGGGCATAGAGATAGTTCGCGCGGATCGCGATGGGCCCGCGGGACACGTTGACTCCCGCTAGAGCGCCTAGCTGGACTTGCGGTTGATGGGATAGCGTTTCCTGCGTGCCGGCCGGCCCAAAACGACCATCCGACATCGCAGTTGCGACGGAGGTCCACGTTGCGCGGTACAGCGCGGGGCCGGCTTCGATGCCGAGTTGCCAGCCTCCGCCGATATTCCAGAATGGCTCCAGTGTGAGCGCGATGGCTTGAATCCCGCCCGTGCTGTCGAACTTCCGGAACACGCCGCAGTTATCGTCGATGCATGCGCCAGTCTTGACGTTGTAGCCTCCCTGCTGGCCGATGCTGGAGAAGTCGGCCTCGTCTTGAGGGTTCATACTCGACCATTTGACCTTGCCGAAGTTGTAATAATCGGCATGCATGCGCAAGCCCGGCATGATGGATCGTCCCGGCGCATCAATAAGGTTCATCACCACGCCGACACGACCGCCCCATGAACCATTCGGCGTTGAGTGGCTGAAGCCCTTGGAATAGAAGATGCCGTCGCCGACCTTCTGCGCGGATGTCACGCCAAGGCCGGCCTCGATCTGGAAGAAACTCTCAGCGCGCGCACTCACTGCGGCACAGCCGAGCGTCATGGCTATGGCTGCGGTTCTCCATCCTGCTCCGGGGCAGGATCGGCGCTGGGGTCTAGCACCGCTCCGGCCTCTCGCATCGCGTCGTACACGGTCTCGATGTCTTTCTGCTTGAGAACGCGATGAGCCATGGCCCAGAACAGCATGTGCATGCTCACCACACGAGGCTTCTTCCCGCCCGTGTATTTCCGGTATTGCTTGTCGCTGGATACGCCGAGCAACTTGGCCATTTGGGCACCGGTAAAGCCGAGCCCCTTCTGAAGGCGCGCCAAGTCGTCGGTCGTGAGAGCCTTGTAGAGCATGAAGGGTTCGTCCAATTGTGCGCGCGGCGGCACGAAAAGAGTATTTCATGGTTCTTCCTTTCGGAGATGGCGGGTTGCCGGGAAGGCCTCCCTGTGCTGAAAATATTAGCCCCATTGGGGTCCAAAGTCAAGCAATAAATCAGACGCAAAAAAGCCGCCGAGCTTTCGCAGGGCGGCCGTTGATGAAAGAAAGTAAATCAGGCGGTTTGGAAGAATACGGCTGGGCTCACGTGGAACCGTCGCGACAATCCGGAAATCTGGCGCGTGTTGAGTTCGCGCTTACCGCTCAGAATCTCTGACACCACTCCTTGGCTACCTATCTCCGGCAGATCGGACTGGCGCACATCGTTCTCCAGCATCAGTTGCTTCAGAACATCAGCCGGCGACGCCTCTGGTAGCTGATGGTGTGAGGCATCGTATTCGCCGATAAAGTCGCCGAGCGTATCAGCTAGGGGTGCCAAGCGATGGCCTTCGTCGGCAGCGCCGGCATCAAGAAGCGCGTTCAGTGCGCGCACGGCAAAGTCATATTCAAGATCCGAATTGATCGGATGCAGCGGCACCTTCTGTGAGATGGCCTCGAAATGGGTAGCCAACTCTTCAATGTCGTCTCGCGAAAATTTCAAGGCTTCCATTTGTCGTACTCCTTGTGCGTGAAAACATGTCGCACATATAGCTTCTGCACGTTGAAGTGCACGGCTGCAACCAGCCTGAATTTGTTGCCGCCAATATCAAACACGTAGAACGCTCCGACCTTGTCGGCGGCATTGAACGCCCGCTTCAGGTCCGCGAAACTTGCGAACGTTCCCGCCTCAATCGTCTTGCGCCAGATCTGGAGCGGCACGCCCGCATCCGGGTGTCTGGCGGCGAACTCGATCAGGGCTTTGTTGGATATGACTCGCATGCACGAACAGTATCTCAGCTTGAGATACACAACAAGAGTTGTTACAAATTGACCATCCAAGCCGCCCTCGAGCGGCTTTTTTCATTTCCGGGGCTCTCCTTTGAACCATCCACACCCGCACGGCGATGACCGCATCACCGCCCTGGAGCAACGCATGAGCACGATCGAGCAACAGATCTTTGACTGGCGTGGCGAGCTATCAGCAAACACTGAGGCGACGTTGCGCGTCGAGTCGAACACTCAGGAGTTGGTCGAACTGCTGAAGCTGGCCAAGGGTGGCATCGGGTTCTTCACGGCGACTGGTCGCGTCATGCGGAAACTCGTGGTTTGGTTCGGGCCTTTCCTGACGGTGGCGGGCGCCATCTGGGCGCTGGCACATGGAAAGTTTCCGGGGCAAGGATGAACATCACACTTCTCGAGGCCGAGCTGCGCCGCGATGAAGGGGTGCGCTACTGGCCGTACAAGGACACAAAAGGCATTCAGACAACAGGCTGCGGCCACAACCTGCAAGCCAAGCCTTTGCCGTCGAACTGGGCCTATCCGCTGACGCCGGCACAGGTCACCCAACTGCTCGAGCAAGACATCGCCGACACGTTCGCCAATCTCGATCGCAACTTGCCCTGGTGGCGTCAGCTTGACGAGGTTCGCCAGCGGGTCGTCGCGAACATGTGCTTCAACCTGGGTATCGGCAAGTTGCTCGGTTTCAAGAACACGCTCGCGGCCATGCAACGGGGCTCGTATGCCGTAGCTGCGGCGGGTATGAAGGCCAGTGATTGGCATGGCCAGGTGGGCGCTCGAGCGGTGCGACTGTGCTCCGCAATGGAAACCGGCGTCATGCCCGCGTAAATATCTGCTACACGAATATTTGCAGAATATCTGCCACACGCATAAACCTCATCCAGCCCGCCCAGTGCGGGCGTTTTCGTTTCTGGAGCCAATGAATGAACGCTTCCCAGTCTGGTGTGGGCGTAGCCCTGTCCGCTTACTGCGCCCTCTACAACAATGGCTCGCTGGTTTTCCTGACGGGGACGATGCCTGTGACACCCGAAACGGCGCTTAGCGGCAACACGACGTTATGCACCGGCGTCTATTCGGCTACTGCCTACGGCGCACCCTCTTTCAGCACCCCAAATATGGTTGCGACCGCGAGTTTCACGGTGGGCTCGTATAACCCGGTTGCTGGGGGCTCATGCACCTTTGCTCGCGGCTACAAGTCGGATGGCACGACCGTTGAGGGTGACTTCACGGTCGGCTCCGCATGGATCGCCTCGCAGGCCGTGGTGCTTGGCCAGTACTGCACATCCAGCGGCAATACGTACAAATGCACGACTGCTGGCACGTCGAGCACCACAACGCCGAGTGGCACGACGACCTTTACAGACGGCACTGCTGTCTGGACGTATCAGGGCGCCGGCCAGCTTTTCGACGTCCTGATTTCTAACCCGATTATTCAATTGGGCGTCCCCGTCAGTGTGTCGCAGACGATGAAGATGCCTGCGGTCTGATAGCTCACGTTTGAGGGTTCACTGTGGGTAGCCTATCCGGTTCAACCGTTGTCAACACGTCCGCGGTAAATCTCTCGTCGCCCGCGCAGACGGACTGGATCCAGTTCCCGCAGAGCGCGACAAGCCCGAACCGAAAGAGCGGCGGCGGCTCGACCATCTCCTTGCCTACCGCTATCGGTACTGGCGTTACGCTTGGCGGCTACGGACCCGATGCACGGAGCGTTACGTGGACAGATGGCACGCCGACCACCAGCGCCACGAGCGGGGACGGGATCTTCACCCCGGCGTCAGGTTCGGCGGTGGTCGGCAATGGTCTTCAGTTCACCGTCCCCGCCGATACCACGACACGCACAGTCGTCATTGCGTGGGGAATGTACGGCGGCGACACCGGGGCGAATACTGCTGCGGCGAAGCTGGTCGCCACACTGTCGGACGGCAGTGCTACTGCGGTTACGCACACGCCCACTGGTGTAGCGGCTGGCGTATCCACTGACTACCTCACGACGCTCACGTACGGCGCGAACAGCGCGAGTCAGACGCTCAACCTCGCAGTTACGCTAACCACGGTCAACGCGGGTGCTGGGAATTTCTGTAACGTCACGGTCCAGGCTGCGAAGGTGCTTGCGTCGGCGAGCAATAGCGCACTCGCAAGCGGAACGCTGGGAGGTCTGAACTCGTCGACTACCGCCGCTTCATCCCGTTCCGCATTGGCCTCCGGAACACTGGGGGCATTCGCATCTTCTGCGACAGCGGTAATCGCCGCAGCGGCTGTTTCGATGTCGTCGCTCGGTGGCCTGTCTTCGCAGGGAGTCGCATCACAGTCGCGCATAGGTTCGGCAGCGAGTGTGATGGGCGCCTTGTCGTCTAGCGGCACTGGCGTGCAATCTCGGACCAGTACTGCGAACAGTGCGCTTGGCGCATTCTCGTCGAGTGTCATTGCAAGCAACACATCGAACACAACGGCAGTTGCAGCTTCAGTTCTAGGGGCGCTTTCTTCAAGTGGGCAGGCCGCGCAGGCATCGTCCGCTGCGGCTTCGCCGGCACTCGGCGCACTTGCGTCGGGCATCACAGGAACGCAGCATCGCTCCGCCGCGGCAAACAGTTCGCTTTCGTTGCTTGCTGCGGGATCGGCGACACAGAATTTGGCGGCGAATGTCGGATCAACGCTTGGTGCGCTGTCATCCAGTGCATCAGTGATTGCTGTCCCGAACAATTGGGCAATAGCATCCGGCGCCCTAGGCGCCTTGCAGTCGGCCGGTTCGCTTGCCTGCTTGCAGAGCGCTTATATATCGGCCGGACTAGGCGCGCTGTCGTCATCGGTTGAAGCTCGTTCGATTCCGCCTATCATCCTTGATGCGGACATCTTCCACGTCTCCGCAGAGAACCGCCTATTTACGGTCGCTGGCGAGACGCGGACATACGTTGTGCTGCCTGAAACGCGAGTGTTCAAAGTCGGATAACAGGCCACATGGCCAGGAACTCACTATGGTTGGCCTTCCAAACAATCGTATCTCGCCGAAAGACCCGATAGCGAACCTTCCCTATGCGTTCGAATGGGCCGCGGAGCTGGCGCCCAGCGCAACGCTGACAGAGGCAACGATCTCCGTCCCGACCGGCATCACGCTATCGCA